GTGATGGTGTTAGTAGGTGTGATGGTGTTAGTAGGTGTGATGGTGTTAGTAGGTGTGATGGTGTTAGTAGGTGTGATGGTGTTAGTAGGTGTGATGGTGTTAGTAGGTGTAATTGTGTTAGTAGGTGTTATAGTTTGAGTTGGAGTTTCTGTTGGCGTAACTGTATTAGTAGATGTTATAGTTTGAGTTGGTGTTTCTGTTGGTGTGATTGTATTGGTAGGCGTAACTGTATTGGTAGGTGTAACTGTATTGGTTGGTGTTTCTGTTGGTGTGATTGTGTTGGTTGGTGTTACCGTATTTGTTGGAGTTTCTGTTGGTGTAACTGTATTGGTAGGTGTGATTGTGGCAGTAGGTGTAACTGTATTTGTTGGTGTTTCTGTTGGTGTGATTGTGTTGGTTGGTGTAATTGTGGTAGTAGGAGTTACTGTTTGAGTTGCATCCGGAGAAGCTCCTGGTGTTTTTGTAACTGAAGGCGTGATAGTGTTTGTTGGTGTTTCTGTATTTGTTGGTGTGATTGTATTAGTAGGTGTTACCGTGTTTGTTGGTGTAATTGTATTAGTAGGTGTTACCGTATTTGTTGGTGTGATCGTATTAGTAGGTGTTACCGTGTTTGTTGGCGTATTGGTAGGTGTGATTGTGCTAGTAGGTGTTACTGTACTTGTAGGTGTTGCTGATATGTCCAATCCACTTGTTACAGTAACTGTTGGCGTAACTGTATTTGTTGGTGTTTCTGTTGGCGTATTACTTGGGGTTATGGTATTTGTTGGTGTGATTGTATTAGTAGGTGTTTCTGTTATAGTTTGAGTTGGTGTAATAGTATTTGTTGGTGTTACCGTTGCTGTATTAGTTGGCGTTAGTGTATTGGTTGGTGTTATAGATACTGAATTTGTAATAGTTGGTGTAATTGTTATTGTTGGTGTTATAGTTTGTGTTGGTGTGAGAGTTCTTGTTGGAGTAATTGTAATACTTGGTGTAACTGTATTAGTAGGTGTGCTTGTAGGTGTCACATCAGGTGCAATATTAACAATAGATGAACCTGTGATAATAAAATTATTATTATCAACAACTTTCATAATATATTCAAGGCTATTATCAATTGGCTTTGGTAAATCAAATGTTAATGTTGTTCCAGTTATTGTATCAATATAGATGCAATCATTTAAACTTGATTGACAAATATAAATATCATAAGGACTTTGCCCTGTTATACCATTAATACTAACTCTAACATTAACCATTAAACTAATCTTGATTTTCTATAAATATACTAGATGTCTATTATCCGCATAATATATTATAGCCCTAATAATAAATAGGAATAATTTTATTTTATTATATATAAAATGTTTATTTTTACAAAAAAACTTTTTAAAGACATATTATTTGTAATAATACAAATTAACTGACCCAATAAAATTTGCATTTGCCCCCAATGGTGTTATACATAACCAAACTACATCAACATCCCCATTTATCTTTTTGCCTGGTTTGATTTCACTAAACCTAAGATTGAAATTTGTTAATGCTTGCGTTCCAGCCTCCCCAATAAAACCACCCAATACAGTTCCAGCAGTTGTTACTGTTTGTAAACTACTACCAAATGAGGCATCAACATAAGAATCAATAGCAGTATAAGTCATTGCGCTTGAAATTATTGGATTTATCTCAATCGTCAATAAGTAGTTATCATTAGATGTATTTAATATAGAAACATTATCAACATATGGAGTAACATCACTAGCATTAGTATTCATTTTGAAACCAATAAATGGATATTTTGTTCCAACATTATCAAATGTTGTTGAATTAGTTTGTGCAATAAAACTTGTATCATTTAGCGCATTAATTGCACCTTCCATTGATACTTGTGAACAAATCTGATTAAATGAACCTGAACCCCCTACTGACCTTATCTCATATCTTATTGGTTTATTTGGTGATGACATATAAACATTGGTCAAATTATTTGTTCCTGAAAAATCTGAAAATATATAAGTAACTCCGCTTAAATTTAAGCCAAATCTAACTCTACCAACACCTAACCATTGAAAATCAATAAATGCAAGGTTTGTCTTATCCCAGGATATGTTATTTGGGTTAAATTTTGTAATATTCCAACTTGTTGTTGCTGCGCTATAAGTTAAAGTTCCACTTTTCCATATCTGGAATGAGATAATATTTGTTTGACCATTGCTTTCCAAGAAGAAACCATCATAATTTGTGTTATATGGTGCTGTTGTTGATGATGTAAAATATCCAACTTTTTTTATTACATTTGTTTGCAATTGAAAATTGGAAAAACTTGCTTCAAATAATTGACCTTTACCTGGTTGATAAATACCTCTTTCTAATGTTTGCCTTATAACATAATCATTATTTGATGAAACGCTCATAGTTACATTTGCATTTGTTTGATTTAATACAGATGTTGCTGTTCCACCTGTAACTTCATCAATTTGTTTTGGCAATTTATCATAGATATGTTTTATCTGAATTAAACTTGTTATTTCTGAAACTCTTAATCTTCCAAAAGCATCCAAATTTGGTGAATCTGCATATTCAATTTCTTTATTAAAGATAAAACTCATATTAAAAACCATTTATCATTTCTTGCCATTATATTCAATGACATATTTTTTATATTCATATCTATGTAAGTATAATTATCAATCAATCCTGATGATGGTGTTATTCTTATTCGATATAAATGTGCTGTGCTTGATTCATCTTTAATTGTAATGAATTGTCCATCTCTATTTGTTGTGGATGGTAAAATTAAATCAATTATTGTTGATGCTGACACCCCATAATATTGATAATCCCAAGTAAGAGTCTGACTTGTTGTTATACCAGTTAATGATGTTATTGTATTTGCTGAAAGTGATGGATTAAATTCAACCCATCTTGCATTATCTCTTGTTATTCCACTTATTCCTTCAATGGTTGATCCAGTCCAAGCATTTAATAACAATTGACCTTCATTTGTATTATCATATACTTGATAACCAAAATCAATATTAACAACAGAACCAACATTTAATGCATTATTAAATAATGTTTCATAATCTGGTATTTGGTATTGATAAGTCTTGTTATTCTCATAGACATATGCAATCATTCCAAGTTTCCTTCTACCAGAAGAAATTCCATCTGAATATAAATTAACTACATTTGGAGAATTGTTTGGTGCATTATAACTAAAATCAATTGGGATTGTATTGCCTGAATATAATATTGTTCCAGTTAATCCGCTTGGTATGGTAAAATTTAAATCACTTAATTTAAAAACCTCATAAAACCCACCAACTTGGAATGAGCTAAAATTGCTTCCAGTATTTGAGTCAGTATTAACTGAATTTGGTCCAGATAATACAACTGACGATTTCGGATTTTTATAATTAAAACTCATTAATTAATTTATTATAAATATATGCTTTATGAAAAACTAATAGTCCCTATTGAACCTGTTCCTCTTGTTATTTTATAATATTTAAATCCGCTTTCATCTTTCTGTAATGTTGTATTAAACGTACCATTAGTACAAGTAACTATAATTGTGTTACTTGTTGGTATTTTTATTAAGAATGCACCACTAGCCCCAGCTCCACCGCCACCAAAAGCAGCACCGCCACCACCACCAGCACAACCATTACAACCACCTGCTGCGCCATTTATACCGCCTAATCCGTTATATCCACCGCCAACACCACTACCTGATGTTGTGCCGCCTTGTGTGTCGTTCACACCACCGCCACCGCCACCGCCAGCACAATACACTGTATTATCAAATGTTGTGAAAACTGAACCCCCACTATTTTTATTTGTTGCACTACTTCCAAGACCACCAGCACCACCACCACCAGCAAAATTTGCACTTGTAGATGCGCCATTACCACCACTAGTCCCCACACAACCTGTGGTGTTTGAACCACCGCCACCGCCACCATTATATTTACTAGTTTCACAAGGAGCATTTCCACCACCATTTCCACCTCCAAGTGCTGTATTAGATGCAAATGTTGAACTTGATGCTGCACCACCTATTGTTATATTATAATTTGTATTTAAATTTAATGATCCAGCAAAGCTAAAAAATTGGCCGCCACCTCCACCGCCACCGCCTGTGTTAGCATTACCATTACCACCATTACCCCCTCCACCTATTATGAAATATTCAACACTTATTGATGGTAATGTTGGTGTAACTGTTGGCGTAACTGTTGGAGTTGGTGTAGGTGATGGACATATGGTTGAACCTGTGATAACACCGTTAGGATTTATCCCATAACAAACACCATCAACAACAAACTTATTAAATGTCCATTGACTTGGGCTTGTATCATTATTTGCACAAGTTGTTGGATTTTTATAATATTGAGAACCGTTTGAACCATTAAATGTTGAATATCTACCATAAACAAATGAATTATTTGACAATCTTTCACAAGCTAATGTACAATCATTTGCACCAGTATTATCAATTTTAATTCCAAATATTTGACAATTAACCAAAGGTGTAACTGTTGGCGTTGGTGTAACTGTTGATGTAATTGTATTTGTTGGTGTAATTGTATTTGTTGGTGTAATTGTATTTGTTGGTGTAATTGTTCGTGTTGGTGTAATTGTGTTGGTTGGTGTAACTGTATTGGTTGGTGTAATTGTGTTGGTTGGTGTAATTGTGTTGGTTGGCGTAATTGTGTTGGTTGGCGTAATTGATGGTGTTCTAGTTGGAGTTCTTGTTGGTGTAACTGACGCATTTGGGGTTGGTGATGGTGGTATTGATGAACAATTAATTATATCTGTAATATAATAATTATTACTATCTTCAAATTGAGGTCTATAGAATATCTCATAAACTGTCCCCCCTGTTTGAATTACATAACATTTATTTCCTGTTTCTCTACTTGGGCAATAAATAGAAGTTTCATTTTGTGTGGCTTGATTAGCGCAATCTGATGATGCTGTTGATCCATAATATATTTTACTACCAATTGTAAAATCAGATGAGTACCATGCTGGATTAAACCCTGTTCCACCAGATGCTTTAAAATCACAAGCATCAGTTGCGCTTGTAAAATAATTAAAAAATGGTTCTCTAATTTCTAAATTCTTCATTAAACAAACCAATGGCGTTTGGGTTGGTGTTGTTGTATTTGTTGGAGTTAAAGTTGGTGTAACCGTTCTTGTTGGTGTTAAAGTTGGTGTTGTTGTATTTGTTGGAGTTGTCGTATTTGTTGGTGTTAAAGTGTTTGTTGGAGTTAAAGTATTTGTTGGCGTTGTTGTCACAGTATTTGTTGGAGTATTTGTTGATGTAACTGTTGGTGTTGGTGTTGGTTGAATTGTTGGACAGGTCAACAATAATGTAAAATCCCCCCCCACTGAAAAAGATGTTATGGTGACATAAATTTCTGATGGTGTATTTGCTGATTTATTGAACGATAGCTCATTAACACCACTATATGAACCATTTATAACTTGAGCACCATTCCAGGTTACAACAATTTGACTTGTGTTTTCAAAATAAACTATAACATTTATATTACCAGTGTTTAAACCAACATTATAATTATAGTTATAATATGCTTTTTCACGAACAAGATTAGTATATTCTATATCACATTGTCCCGAATAAGTGTATGTCCCAAAACTTGTTGAGGTTGGTGTATTTGTTGGAGTTATTGTTGGTGTATTTGTATTGGTTGGTGTGATTGTTTGTGATGGAGTAATGGTGTTAGTTGGGGTAATGGTGTTAGTTGGGGTCTGTGTTATGGTTGCCGTTACGCTTGGTGTTACTGTTGTAGTATTTGTTGGTGTTGGAGTTACTGTTTTTGTTGGTGATGGCGTTATCATTGGGTCATTTAATTCAAATGAACATGTTTTATTTATTGCTGAGAAATATAATTCATATTGCCCATAATAATACGAATCATTTCTGCTATAAAAATATGGCAAAATGGCATCATTAATGGTTATTGTACCACCTGTTGATGGAAGATAAGTTATTGTTGAACTATATCCTGAATAATTTGTGCTTACAATATTTAAAACCTCTGCCATTTTTTATTTATATTAATCTTTTATACATCTTACTGTGTGTGCATAGAAATAATCACCCAAAGAATCATTAATTGTTGAACCACTTGATGTATTTGAAAATGGATAATATTTTATGTTATTATTAAGCGCAACAGTGTTTGTGAATAAGTACCCACTATTTTTAAAACTAGAATGGAATCCTGTTGATGTTGAATTACCATTTATAAAGCCCCCACCCCTTAAATCAAAATTTCCAAAAGTTTCAGCGCCAGTATTAGGGCTATTCCAATAAGTTAAACCCGATTGTTTAAGTTTACCAGCCACTGTTGAACCCCCTGCACTAGTTACCAAAGTTGTTAATTCTGTTTCACTTGGCATATGATAGCCAGTTGGGCATAATGTTGTACCAGTTATTGCAATAACATTATAAAAATAACCGTAATCTTGGGCAACATATCCACTTGTTGTTGGTATTGTATATGCGGCTGTTAATAAATTCTTATTTATTTGTGCAACTGTTTTCTGTTCAATTGGATTACCAAATCTATCTGTTGTAACTCTTAAATTCCTTCTCATCCAAGTTTGTGACCCAATTGTTACCTCCTCTATTGGTGGTGTTGTTGATGGCGTCACTGTCCTTGTTGGAGTATTGGTAGGTGTTACTGTCCTTGTTGGAGTATTTGATGGTGTTATGGTATTAGTTGGAGTTATAGTAACCGTTGGTGTGAGTGTGTTAGTAGGTGTGAGTGTGTTAGTAGGTGTTATTGTATTTGTAGGTGTAATAGTGTTAGTTGGTGTTATGGTGTTGGTAGGTGTAATAGTGTTAGTAGGTGTTATTGTTGGCGTAATTGTATTTGTAGGAGTTGGTGTTATTGTTGGTGTAATTGTATTTGTAGGAGTTACTGTATTACTAGGTGTAATACTATTAGTAGGTGTAATTGTATTGGTAGGACTAATTGTATTGGTAGGAGTAATTGTATTTGTTGGGGTGATAGTATTTGTAGGAGTAATAGTGTTAGTTGGTGTTATGGTTGGCGTAACTGTTGGTGTTGTTGTCTGGGTAGGAGTAGGTGTTGGTGTAGGTGGAACTACAAATCTTGTCCCCCCACTTATGGTTAATGATTCTGATGTTGCACTAACATTAGTTCCATATATTATAACACTATCACTTAATGCTGGTGGTGCATTATTTGATTGCACATTATTCCAGCAATCAGTATAGCTATATGTTGCAGAACATGGTTCTGTGCAACTTGTATTTGTTATTGAATATTCAGCACAAGCATTTATAATATTCCCGTTGACATCACATGGAGGGTAAAGGGTTGTGGTTGGTGTGGGTGTAACTGTTGGTGTTTCTGTTACTGTTGGGGTAATTGTATTGGTTGGTGTTATGGTATTTGTAGGTGTTTCCGTAACTGTTGGGGTAATTGTATTGGTTGGTGTTATGGTATTTGTAGGTGTTTCCGTAACTGTTGGGGTAATTGTATTGGTTGGTGTTATGGTATTTGTAGGTGTTTCCGTAACTGTTGGGGTAATTGTATTGGTTGGTGTTATGGTATTTGTTGGCGTTTCTGTTACTGTTGGTGTTATAGTATTTGTTGGTGTTTCTGTAATTGTTGGGGTAATTGTATTGGTTGGTGTTATGGTATTTGTAGGCGTTTCCGTAACTGTTGGGGTAATTGTATTGGTTGGTGTTATAGTTGGTGTTGGTGTGATTGTATTAGTTGGTGTTGAAGTTTGATTAGATATTAGCGTTTCACTTGGCGTCACAGTATTAGTTGGGCTGATTGTGTTAGTTGGAGTGTTAGTATTTGTAGGAGTTATGGTATTAGTTGGGGTGATTGTACTAGTTGGGGTTATGGTGTTTGTAGGTGTTATAGTGTTTGTAGGTGTTATGGTGTTAGTTGGGGTGTTAGTGTTTGTAGGAGTTATAGTGTTTGTTGGCGTAATTGTTTGAGTTGGAGTTATGGTGTTAGTAGGTGTGTTAGTGTTTGTAGGTGTTATAGTGTTTGTTGGTGTAATTGTTTGAGTTGGAGTTATGGTGTTAGTAGGTGTGTTAGTGTTTGTAGGTGTTATGGTTGGCGTTGTTGTTTTTGTTTGAGTTGGGGTTTTAGTAATAGTTGGAGTTATAGTTGGGGTTTTAGTCATAGTTGGTGTAACTGTCCTTGTTGGTGTTACAGTAGTTGTTGGTGTTGGAGTTGGTGATGGGCATATTGTTGCCCCAGTTATTGTTCCAACTGAATTTGTTGAATAACAATACCCATTTCTACTAAAATTTCTACCTACCCCCCAACCACTAGTATTATTATTAATACAAGATTGGAAATCAATATAATATGTTTGTCCAAGTGATCCATCAAATAATGTTGTTTTACCACATATTTGGGTATTTGGTTCATTACGACAAACATCATAACAACTTAATAAACCTGTTGAATCAACATAAACATCAAAACAATTACAAGCATTCAAATCTGGAACTAATGAATTTCCCCTAAAATATATTTTGTTATTGTTATTTATTAATCTAAAATTTGTATTGCTAAATGTTGTGTAAATATGATAGAAATCTTGAGGTATGGTAAAACCTGAATATTCAATAGTCAATGAAGCATACAACATATTCATATTAACTGGGACTAATGCTGTTGGATCACTATATTCATTAACCCCTATATTGCTAACAAGATTTCTATTAGTATTTAAATTTGGGATAACCCAAGTGTACCAAGAATATCCTGTTGTAGTATATGCTGGAACCTCATGTGTCTTGAATAAATATGCTTGAATTGAATTCCCATACTCATCAAAACCCCCACTATTCTGACTTATCTTTGCTGTTCTAATTTGTGGTGCTGTCACACCCCAACCAGAGAATGATAAATACCTATTAAGTTGGTCATTGAATGTGGTTGCACTTATGGATGGGCCAATCCCATTTGAAAACCCCCTAAATAAACTTCCACTCATCCATTCACTAAAATCAGCATTCAAATCAACTGGCTCAATAAATAAATAAGCATCAAGTTCTTCTGGAGTTGTTGGTGTCACAGTTGGAGTTATGGTTGGCGTTGGTGTTTTTGTTCTTGTTGGTGTATTTGTTGGTGTTATGGTACTTGTTGGTGTTAAAGATGGAGTTCTTGTATTTGATGGTGTTATAGATATGGTTGGGGTAATACTTGGTGTTATAGATATGGTTGGGGTTACAGTTGGTGTTGGTGTTGGTGTTGTACATTCTATCTCAATGGTTACACCAATTAAGAATTGTTCTCTGGTTATATTATCATATAATGGTGTTGTGTTTATTGAATTAAGATATATATCAAATGGACCTTTTGAATTGGATGCCGGATTTAATTGCAAAAAATACCTTGAACAAGCTGTAACACCTGTTATGGTATTCTCAACACTATTCACACATATTGGATCTGTATTTATTACAATTATTTTATATAATGGAAGATTTGTTGGTGTTATAGTAGGTGTTGGTGTTATAGTATTTGTTGGTGTTGGTGTTGGTGTAATAACAGCACAGTTATCAATTGTCCCCCCACTAAAAATCCTATGAATCATATTAGATGATGTACTTGTAAAGTAACCTACAACAATTATCTTTCCACTATCTAATACTTCACTATCATATATTGCACTAATATTTATAGAAGTATCCATATTAAACGTGGGGTCAATAGTACCATCTGTGTTTAAACGTATAAATTTATTTGCTGAATAACCTGAATATGATGAAAATTCTCCACCAACAAGAATTTTATTATCTGCCTGTATAGATACATCAAAATCACCTCCACTATTAAATCCTGTTCCAATAGTAAATGAATTATCAATACTCCCATCTGTGTCTAATCTTACAATTCTATTTTTTGAAACACCAGAATATGTTGTAAAACCACCAGCAACTAATATCTTCTGATCTGATTGTAAGGTCACATCTGTAACAAATGTACCATTAAAACCTGTACCTATGCTAAATGTGTTATCAATACTACCATCACTATTTAATCTTACAATTCTATTTTTTGAAACCCCAGAATAAGAAGTGAAATATCCAACAACAAGAATTTTACCATCACTCTGTAATGCAGATTCAAATGTTGAATCACTAAAACCTGTACCTATGCTAAATGTGCTATCAATACTCCCATCAGTATTTAATCTTACTATCCTATTTTTTGAAACTCCAGAATATGAAGTAAATCCTCCTGTAACTATTATCTTACCATCTGGTTGTAAAGTCATTTTGTTTGGTGCATATGTTGTATAGTTGGATAACCCTATACCTACAACAAATGTATTATCAATAGTTGCATCTACATTTAATCTTATAATTCTATTTATTGAAACCCCAGAATATGAAGTAAAATATCCTGCAACTAATATCTTTCCATCTGTTTGGACTTTGATGTCTGTAACTGTATTGTTGAATCCTGTTCCTATATTGAAACTTGTATTTATTGTCCCATCTGTGTTTAAATTGATAATGTAATTGCTTGTAAATCCTGAATATTGTGTAAATGAACCCCCAACAAGAATTTTACCATCTGATTGTCTTGCCAATGCACTTGCTGTATTATCAAAACCCCCATTGGTGTTGTAACAAGTTGTTTCTAAAAACACATTAATTGGATAATCTTCAAATTCTAGCATACTATATTAACAATCTATTATCTTAAAATAACTACAAGAATTGAAATCCTTGATGGTTATCATTATTTGATTTGCCCCATCAAATATTGTTGGAACACCTATTACAATAGGTAATGAACTTGTATTCAGAATGGTTGCCACATAAGTCTCATAATTTCCATTTATATCTGACATATAAACATATAATGGTGTTGTTCCAGTTAAACCATTTAAGGTGATTGTGTTATTTGTTGTTGGTGTTGGGACATATCCTGGGGTTGCAGATGGGGTTGGAGTTGGAGTTGGTGTGATTGATGTAATATCTGTAATACTATATATAATATCACAATTTATATAACAATTATATTTCTTTGATGTTCTACATCCTGTATTATCTTGAATTATGATTGTTATTTGTGGTGCTAAATTAAATATTTCTGGTAAATCAAATGAGACATCCCCCACAATAGGTAATGTGTTTACTTGACCCAAGTATGTTTCATTACCTCCAAATGCATCAGATACATATATACTTAAAGGAGTTGCACCACTTAAACTTGTAAATATAATATTTGTCATACTGAACAACTAATGTCATATGCTATTTTCAAGTTTATGGTCAATGCCTGTGAGGTTATACTATTTCCTGGCTCTGCTATGATGTTTATTGTGTTTGTTATCAAATCATAAGACACATTTTCTACACCTGGGATTGTACTCACCAAATTAACTATGGAATCCACATACACTGAATCTGTTGGTACATCTGTTCTTGTATAACCTGTATAGAATGTATTCCCACTTGTGATGCCACTTGGTTCTAATGTATATTCTGTTGTGAAGATTGCTGAATTTAAATTACATTTTGGATTAATTATGGTAGTTGACCCACTAAATTCCATATTCACCAAATCACTAAACCCCTCATTCAAAAAATCCAATAACCCAAAGTTATTTAATGGTTGTAATGAAAAGTTTTGTGAATCCACAACATATATTTTATATGATGTGTTGACATTAAAACAATTTATAGATGTTTCTCTTGTTAAGGAACAACCATTTGCATCTTGTAATGTTAAACTATAATTCCCACTTGTTAATCCTGTTGCCACTATGTACTGTGGATTTCCAGTCACATTGCTTGACCATGTGAATGTGAATGGTGGTGTACCATTTGTGATTAATGCTGTGATTGTTGCATCATTTCCATTTACACAAGATGTGGGGAATAATGAGAAATCAATTCCATTGCTTGACGTAACTTGTATATTCTCCCTCTGTTCACATCCTGTTGCATCCACAACTCTTAATTCATATTGTCCATCTGCTATATTCTGGAATGTAACTCCTGTCAAATTTGTGTCAATTATTGAAGTTGTGTTTAAATAAAAATCATATGGCGGTGTTGCCCCAGTGCTTATATATGCAAATATGCTTCCATTGTTTGAACTACAAGTTGTCCCAGTTGTGGAATAACCTAATGTAAATTTATCTTCTGATATAATTGTTATCTCTTCATCATAATAACATCCTGTGGAATCTACCATATATGCGGTATATGTTCCACTACCTAAATTGTCAAATATATAATTTGTAAATGTTGTGTTTATGGTTGTGGTGTTTCCACTAGTATCTATTAACCCATAAGTATAAGGACCAGTACCCCCAACCAAACTAATTTCTATTAAACCATTTGATGATGAGCAGGTTGAATTTGTTCCATTTATGGAAACAGATGTGACTCCATTGTCATTGTCCAAACTTGTAAAAATAGAATACTCACATAGAGTAGCATCCTTTACCAAAATCTCATAAGATCCTGATGTTAAGCCTGTCATTTCAAAATTTCTATTATAGGATATATCATAATATCCTGTATTTGCTGAATAATAGAATGGACCAGTCCCCCCACTTATGGTTATATCCAAAGCACCTGTTGCAGTAAAACAAGATGGTTGTGTGGGTATTATATTAACAAGACCCATTGTGGGGGCATTTACAATATCTATTGATTTTGTTAAGGTGCAACCTTCTATATCTGTAACACTTACAGAATATGTTCCAGCAGATAAATTTGTTCTCATATCCCCTGTTGAACCATCATCCCAAAAATAAGTATAAGGTCCAGGATTTGTTTGACCTGTTATATATATCTTTCCTGTATTTCCACTAAAACAAGGGGATGAATTAATTGTGAAAAAACCATAATCAAAAGTTGTTGATGATTTAATTATGAAACTTTCTGTTGTTGCTGAACAGCCACCAATATCCTCAATATGTATATAATAAGTATCAGCACTTAAATTTTCAAAAACAATAAATTCTGAATTAAAAACATTATTAGAAATTAAAGAATTATTGCTACCATATAAATAACAATCTGTTGTTGAAAAATAAGAAGTTGAAGTTGCTACAACTGAACCATTTGAATTCCCACATGTTGTATCAACTGTTGATAAAATGGATCCACAACATCCACTTGAAACCGGAATATTTATAAAGAACTCTAAATTTTCACTTAAAGTTGAATCATTCACTCTAACCCCGTATGTTGCAGCAGATAACCCTGTTTGTAGTATGGGAAACTCGTCTGTTGTAAGTATAACCCCCAAGTCAGGTTCAACCCACTCAATAGTATATGGAGGCGTTCCCCCAGTCAATGATAATGATATTGCCCCAGCACTTGTGCTTGAACAATCCCCAGTTACACTTAAAAAATAATCAAATGCTGCCATCTTCTTAACAAATTATATTTACATCAATCCCAACATTTATTGTCAATAACTTGTTTTCCGCAATTTCATCAACACAATCCAAATCAACAAACTTGATAACACCATCAATTGGTGTTGTATAATTAATATCATAATAATATAAATAAGATAATGCATTAATCAATGATGTTTCCCATAATTGATTTGTTGGAACATCATCATTGCCAATTCCATCATAAAACTTAACCTTTGCAACAATGGTGGAATTTAAGACAATTTCACTATACCAACTAGTCAATACATTACTACCATCACAACTCAAATCAAACTCTTCAATGGTTGAACCAATGGCATTACCCAAAATAACTGGGAAAGATTCTGATGGCATTGCTACCATACTAATACCATTCTTAATACATATATCTGAAAATATTGGTGAAGTAATATACTCATCCCCACTTGAAATTGGTGTAAGTGAACTAATATTAATATTAGATATAGTTATTTTTGCTGGAGAAGCCCCTATTACATTAATAGGTATAACTCTCTTATAGGCATATTTCTGTTTATGAAATATGGAATTCTCAAATTTAAGACCTCCCATCCATAAGGTTGTTGCTGGTATCATCTGTTCAACCAACTTAATCCAATATGGATTTATTCCCTCAACAAATTTAATTAATTTTTCATATGTATATTTGTTTGTTGGGATATTAACTGCATATGGTGCTTCAATATATTTCCAGAAAATAGATTGTAGTGTTGGGTATCCCCCAGTCTTCCCATCATTAATGTACATTCTATTACGTACATTAATCATATTCTTTGCAAATGTTGAAGCAAACTCAAAAAATGATTTTGATTTTGGTTGGGGGTTTATCTCTGTTGCATCAGTACCCCCAGTTGTTGCATAAGGGAACGTCAAGCCACTTTGTGGTATTGGATAATCATTATCATTAGATTGAACCCAAATGTCATACAGAAGCCCTTGTGAGGGATTTAGGAATATACTTGTATTCTTAACATTTAATATTAACCTTTCATCACTAACAAAATAATATGCATTATAACTACCATCAACAGAAACTCTCATTAATGTGTTATCTCTTGACCAAGATTTCTTATTATCCACATATTTAGATAAGGTGAAACCCTCATCAATAAATGGAAACTTTCTAAAAATATTTAAATACTTATTTCCATATGTGAATGGCTCAAACTCTGTTCCATATTCAACATTTGGAGTAACCCCTGTTCTTGTTGCTATCTCAAGACTCTTATGTTTTGGCGTTAACTGATACCATCCAGCACCCATCTGAAAGAATAATTGATTACTATCCTTTGGTTGCTTGGGATACCCTGTTTCTTTATCTACAGGGTAATTTGTTGTATTAAAATTTAAAACTGTTGATGTGGTATTTTGTGTTACTGCTGTGTAAGTTTTACCTGCTAAAGTGTATGTAGTTGGACTAAGTATAGGATCTATATCAACATGATTACCTGTCTGTAATTTATCTAATTCTGAATTAAATTTTATTAAATTTATCTTTTGGTCAGCAATATATATATGTTCATTAAATTCAATCAATGCCTCTGGCGCACCAAACAATCTTAATATAAACTCAATGGAACGTCTTGTACCCTTTGACTTAAATAAGTAAAATGAATTAATTGTTAAGTTTCTATAAAATGCATAATTTAATTCTAATGGTGTTTGTGACCTATTGTATGCAGGGTATTTGAAATCACTATTATTTCCAAATATGGATTCAATCAATGTTTGGTCATTTAAGAATTGGAAATCTTCCTGCCACCCTAATGTTTGTCCTAAATTTAATAATAATTGTGATGGTATGTCATTCTTGGGGGTATAATTAACTGAATTCATATATGCCAAAGAATCAATGAATTTCTTAACCTCATCAAAACTTCTGCCATATATTTGAAGCATACTCTCAATCCTCCTGTCAAATGTATCAAATTCTTTTAATGAATCTGAAACAAAAAATCTTGATATAAGATTTGTTCTAGCATTATCAAAATAATTTGCAATAACTTGAACATTATCCAAATAAGTTGTAAACTTTTCACTTAAAATATCTATATTCCAACCACCATCCAAAGGGAATGTTAAAGTTGTATCAACTAATGTAAATTGCCCATTATCATTCTCTTGTGGAACTTGTAAAGTCATTGTATAGATTGGGGATGACAATGTATTTAACATATATTGCTCTAACTCATCCAACTTACTCTTTAATACCAAATTATATAGAAAATCACTTGGTCTAATTATAAATGGTTCAACACTATTGACTGATGACACCCCAAAAGGTGAACCTGAAACAGTAATAGTTAAAACACCCTCTGTTAAACTCTCAGAAGGATTCAAGATAATCAATGGATAAAGAACCCCATTTAATGATAAAACATAATCAACATAATATTGTGTCAAATTCCTATACTCTGAAACAGGCATTTCCTTTGTCAATAAATTAATTGCTGAATTCTGGCTAAAATCAACACCAAAAGGATTATGTATCTTGGTGATGTCAATATCAAAAGTTGTATCATCTGTCACTGCATCATAAACAATATTTGTTGCAGTATAACCTGTGTTTAGATTATTATCATAAAAATTAATATCAATAGATGCTGGGAAATTGTTTATAATATTTGTTATGGATACAGAAAATCTTTTAGATAACGACCCATACATAACAAAACCCATAACTTGACTTATATCATAATTTGGATAAACATCCAATTCCTTTGCAATTGCTGTTCTAACATCCCCAATCTCATTAATTCCTAGGCTTTCTAAATTGACTGGTGCATCAAAAACATTTGTTTGAAATTTACGTGGAATTGTTTCAAATATAGATGGCTTGAATTCAAATGTACCAAAAGTCAACCCACCACCTGTTACAAGTTGGTATCCAACTAGATTGTCAAAAACACTACTAGTTCCAGCAAGGGGGTTATTCTTAATGTAAATTATTGGCATTATTCTATTATATTATCAAAATTTTTGCTTATGTCTATATCATCACCCCTATCTTCCCTAACCTCATACAACAACTCATTAAATTGATTTCTAACTTCAAATAGATTATATTGTCTATATATGTTATTTGCTGGGTCATATAAGGTATAAACTCCATCCTCAATAGATTTTGTCTGATTGCCAAATATTCCAATGGCCAATGTGGATATATCATGTTCAGCTATCTCAACCTCTAACGTTGTGGGGTTAAAATATGTATTAGTTATGATTATATTTTGATTTGGTTGACCTATAAAAGGTGTTGCATTTGTCTTATTGGAAGGTGAACTACTTGGACTTAAAGTCAAGAAAACAAGATTTGTGTTGTTATCCACATATCTATATCTTATTGATTTTTGATTAGTATTCACCTCATTTGTTATAATTGGTTCACAAAAAAAAGATGAAGTTATCATCCTAAAGAAGTTTGGCACTTTCTGACCATTATTTAAATACTCAACCCTATACCCAACTAATTCTTGGGGAACTTCAAACTTATTTCTAAAATCATCTGGAACATCATCCAGATTTATCACAATACCCTTCACATTTGGCAATGCACTCAAAATACCACAATCATTTATTTTTGTCCTTATTTGTGCTGGTCTTAAATATAATGTATAATAACCAAGTGCTGTAAATTCAGAAGCCGGTAATGTTAAATTATATAACCCTCCCAATATCTCATCAGGATGTTCACTATCAAAGTAAGGTTTCAATATGGTTGTCGCATCCAATCTTTTTTGTGAAATTAAATCTGCCTGATCCCTTGTTGGTGCATACACCATTACTATCTCCACATCTTCAGGGCTTACATCACTAGGTCTAACTGTTCCGTATGTACCAATTGCCATATTATTACATTTTTATTATAAATAGTTTAGTTCTTTATTTATTTGTCAATTTGAAATACCCATATCCATATTTTTCCATATCTTGCAATGTCCTAACCTCTCCAAGTCTCTGCACTTTTTCATAACCTGAATTTTTACCCCTCTCTACAAAAACATTTGAGAAAATCTGGACCTCATCTACTGATTTGAGTAGTGCTTCATTCTTCACAATTGGAACTAATTTAATGGTATCCTTGGTCAATCCTTTACTCTTAACCTCAAATGTTGTTACTCCAAAAGGGTAATCCACATATTTGATATCTTGTATTGTATATCCAGTAAATAAATCATTTATATTTGTCACTCTACCATAAACACTACCATCCTTAATTACGTCAACACCAACTTTGTAGGGTATTTTTCCATATAAAGACAGCTCAATCAAATTTGATTTTGTGTAACCTGTAATAGTTACCTCATTATCATACACATAATCATCAATATCCATTCCCGTATCCCCAGTAAAAATATAATCATAACTTATTGGCGAATCCTTCCAAGGACCCCCACTAGGGATAAACTCTATTGTTCCATTTGGATCTTTACTAACCTTATCTTTATCAAAAGGAATTGTTATAGTCTTGCTAATAATATTTGTTCCAAAATTATTCTTTTGTGTTAATTTTATAACATATTTTGCATTTGTTTTTGGATATGTGTGGCAACTCTTAACACCAATCATAGTCTCAACCTTGCTATTATCCCCCCAGTATATTTCATATTCTGATTCTCTAGTATAGGAATTTAAAATGGATGTGTTGTATATGCAATATTCATATTTGCTTTCAGCACTAAAAATGTAATTTAATGTTGTTTCCTTTTGTTGTATTGCACCATCAAACTCTGAATAATAACCAATATCAATACAATCTTGTGTGAGTAAAATGGGGATTGTAAGTCCTGTTAATGATGATGAACCATTTACCCCACTAGTCAGCAAACTAGTCATACCTGTATAAACACCAAAACTATTACCACTATAAGTAATGTCCTTAACTATGGATGATAATGACTCGGGGGATATTTTAATCTTATATACCATTATTTCTTTGTTACGTATTCATACCATTTCATAGGATTCTTCTTAACCCCAACCTGGGTGTCATCCTTGATGTCATAATACTCATAAGTATAAGTATCATAATTCAAATTTATCTTATAATAAAAATCAAAAACTTCATTCAAATTATATGTATCACTTGTTTTTGATTGACAAACATTTGCCATTCTAGTAAATCCACCAGTCTTGCCATTAAAAAAACTTGCACTAACATAAAAGGTATCAAAATTAAAAATTTCCTTATCCTTCAACCAATAAATGAAAAATCCTTCTGTGTTCTCTGTATAATCCAAAAGATATGTTGGTGTAATAATATTATCTACCTTAACCCCATTACTTGCTTGTAAGATTGTTGTTAGATAAACTTTTTGTGATTTGCTAAATGGCGTATCATAATAATCTAATTTGAAAAAAGAATTATTAAAACTTTTTGAAATTACTTTAACATCTTCCTCAAAACTAATGTTATTTTTTTTTGTAAAATATGTTGAACTCCAATTATCAATTGAATCCAATGTTTTCCCATTATGGAAATTAAAATTTATATTTAAACTATAGTCCATTCCCATTTCCTTAATCTTTTATACATCTAATAGAATACCCATTGTTTGGATCATCCTCTTGAAAATCCAAATTATCATTATTATATTTCAACTGAATTAGTTTCTTGAAATTAAGTCCGCTTCCATTTGTTTGCGACCAGAATGTTACGGTTTCCCCAAAAAAATTAAAATTACCATTATACACTCTTCTTCCTGCTGGATATGCATTAAAACCACTTTCATTTGTCGCCCCATCATTTGGGGAATTCCACCAAACCAAACCTTTTGCCTTCATCTTACCCCCAGCAACACTATTACCACCAAGATAAGTGCTTAATGTGGTTAATTCAACATTTGTTGGCACATGGTATCCAGTAGGACATAACCCCCCAGGATTAGAAGTAGCATACCAGTTATATAGATAACCAAAACAGTTATCAATTGCATTATCATATGATGAATATGCCCCAATCTTTAAATTACTCCAAGTTGTTTTATTTGTAATATATGGAATAGATGCACCATCATTATATCTTGTTGTTCTTAAATTTTCTGTAAGCCAGGTTTGTGTTCCAATGACTACTGAACTATAATAATTACCATCATAATCCCTAATAATATTTGAACCTGAACAAAAATTCACACTTGTTAACACCCCACTTGAATTTATATTAAATACTGTACCATTTGTGCTACTAACATACCAACCTTCAGGTAATATCTCATAACTAGTATCTGTTCCAACATAAATAACATCACCAATCTCTATTTTCTGTGGAGTTCTTAATGTGCTAACAAACAACATCTTACAATCACCTACACAAGTTGTTGGTGATGTTGCACAAAATATTGAATTACAAGCATCCCCACTAGTAGGATGCGTAAACCAACTTCCACAACCACTTGGAGTTGGAGCAGAACCTGCATATATATTAAAATCTGTCATATTTATTAACAATTTTGATTAAACCCAATTAAATTATTTGATGAATAATATCTTAATTCAGTTGGTGTTGGTGTTGGGGTTATGGTTGGTGTCAATGTATTAGTTGGTGTCATAGTTGGTGTTGCATTGGTTGTTCTACTTGGTGTAGGGGTTAGTGTATTAGTTGGAGTTGATGTTGGTGTTGGTTGTACCTCACAATCATCACAACTTTGATTTGTGCAATTACAACCGCACTCTGGTAATATCATATTAAATCCACAACCATTTGATATTAAACCATCATTACCCATATCTTTTCTTGCACATATTTTAAATTCAAGACCATTATCATCTTCTAATATAGTTATTGAATCTTCAACCCCATTGCAATTATAATATGTTGTTGTGCATAATCCCCCAAATGTATTAGCGATAACACTATGGCAAACACATAAATTATTATTACATGTTGGCGTTACTGTTGGAGTTATTGTAGTAGTTGGTGTTATAGTTGGTGTTGGTGTAAATGTTGCACTTGGTGTTGGTGTAAATGTGACACTTGGCGTAGGGGTAGGTGTTGGTGTTGGTGTTGAGGTATTTGATGGATCAGGAAACCCCTCAACCAATCCCTTATGTGTAAAGCGGACAACCTCATAATCAACTATTGCATTTATGGAATTTGTTAAAACTTCCTCACCAAAACTATTTATAGTATCTTGATGCCCAACAATGTCAAAATCCATCTTAATGGGCAAACTAATTGTTAAGTCATTAAGTCTTGGTTGCAATAATCTATATTTATTCACAGTCATCTATTACCGGTTTTACAATTAAAGGATTATCATCATTATTTGTCAATTTTAGAAATTTCTGTTCATAATAATCATATCCCTCTGGAAACAACTTAAAAACATTATTAACAAAAGGATAAAAGGAATTATTTATAAATGGATAATTAACACCATTATTATTCTCATCAAAAAATCCAACACTATAAATATCCCTCCACCTAAATTGCCCATCAACAGTTGAATAAAAAGCATAATTTGGTATAATATCTGCCAAGTTTTTATCCACCGTTTCAACATAATCTGAAAATGCTTTTAATTGCAATTTATTGTGGGGTTTATAATAATATCCTTTCTCATTATCATTTATATCAAATATTGGTGAATGTTTTATCTTATAATAAAAATCTGAAATAACTCTTTCTATTTGCTCATATTCATTATATTCACAAAAATCACCATCAAATTCAGTTGGGGTTACATAATAAAAGAACTCCTTATTATCATTATCAAAGTAAGAGGTTGTGCCTATATTACTATTAGATTTTGGATTCTTACTGTCCCACCATACCTTATTATTTTTAAGAATGTTAAAACCCCAACCTTTCTTCATCCTACCATCCTTTGATGCAAAAAACCCAGATTGCCCTTTGAAAACAATTGTCAAATATAATTCAGTTAGAGGTCTATTATGATTATCTACAACTCCATCAATATTTATTTCATTCTGTAATGTAAAATTATAAGCATAATTTGATTCTTTTATATAACCTGAAGATTTCTCATTATTATAACTCAAAATACTCTTGCCATCAAAAACACCCCTTTGAAACCCAGATTTTGTAACAATCAATTTGTCACCCCCATCAATAACCTTATGCTTTCTAATATAATATTTTGAGGTTGTTTCCCCAGAATTGCCCCCAATAATAACACGTTTTAATGTGTTTGGAACATTTGATTTAATCTGGTTATTAACATTAAGAATATTGATAATATATTTCTCTGAACCATAAGAATAATCACCAAATGAATATACATCATACACAACGCCATTTATCAAAACACTTTCCCCCTCCTTAATGTTATGCTCAATGCTACAAGTAAGTTTCACCATGTTGAACCCATTTATCACTACTTGAAGGCCAATAAATGGTATTCCATCTTCTGCAACCCAATCATAGAAGATATCTCCCATTTTGATGTTAAGACTTTGCTTACTGTCCCCACTATAAGGATAAGTCAAATAATAATTCCAATTATAGTTAAATGCTTTTGATGTATCATAACCAAATGCTGTTAAGGTGGGGGGTCTAAAAAAATCAAATTCATATGCTTGAAGCAACCCCTTCTTCACATTTTCATCTTGCAAATAAACTAAATCCAATAATGGATATATTAATTCGTTTCTATATTTACTAGTTGTAATGCCAGAATATGAATTATTATATGTGAAATTTATGTTAAAAACTGGTCTTATCTTAAATGATTTGTTCTTTTCTTGCTCATATAAATTCTTTAAATCAACATTAACATCCCTATCAAACTCAATGAGTTCTTTCCTTGTTGATTCCAACTCAATTGATATCTGTGCATTATCATCATCAGATACCTTATTCTTATACACACTTGGAACAATATTATACTTATTCATTTAAATATTTTGTTTTAAACTTATCCATAGCAGAAAATCCCTTCTTAATACCAAAATAGAAATGAAATGGCGCTCCAACTATAAAAGATTTAGTAAAATTATTATCGTCTTTATTATATTTGCCATCTTTTTGTGCAAAAATATAACCCCTATCATTATTATAACTCAAATCATAAGATGAATCTGAAAAGTAATCTGTTGTTGTATAATTTTTCACACTTGAAGGATTATTTGGCTTAATACGTTCAAGAGATTGGTATCTTTTATTCTTAATATCTGTTTGTGCTGTTCCCCAATTATTCTTTTCAGTTCCAAAAATTGTTCTTGAAGTTTTATCCAAATTCCAAGAATAAAATGGCACATCTTGCGACTTATTTCCATAATTTTCTATAACTAAAGTATTTGTTTCCCCTCTCCTAAAATTAACTCTACCTGGGGTGATATGGTCTTTTAATTGCAAATCGGTTTGTGATGATGAATAGAAGACACCCATATAGTTTTTATCTTTGCTATTAGAACTCTTTTCACTAAAAATTATAGTTGGTGAATTATCTGTTTTAAACTCATACAATTCTGGTGAAAATTTAACAACACCAAATTCAGAGTTGATTGATAATAATTGAGCCAAATCCCCATCTATCTTTTTCCCATCTCGGCTAAAAAATGAATTTAAAACCCTTTCGCTCCTTAAAAAATTAGAATCCAATATCCTACTAATAACAAAAAAATTAACTAAATCAGAATTATCATAATGACTTGTGGGGTTGATTGAATTCACAACATAACCATAACTACTAAAATTATTAAATGATGCCTCCTGCCTATTCTTAACACCTAAATTAACAATTGTAGTTGGATACATCAAGTTATAATTATTTAACCTAATATTACTATTACTATCTTTTGTATTATTATTATTACCAACAAATTTAGTATCATAATATGGTGAACTTCTATAATAAAAATTATTTGTATCTTCATCATAATAAACCAAGTCTTTGCAATATTCAGGATTTGCCCTGTTTGTGTTTACCCTAAAAGAAAACATAAATAAAGAACCATTTACCCAGTTGTTTACAAATGTTTCAGAAATAATACCTCTACATATTCCATAATTCAATTTAAATCTAAAAATCCATTCACGAAAAGCAACAAAATCTTTAAGTAAATCAAGTATTGGTCTTCTAACTAATTGGTAACACCCATCCTTTATATAAGTTTCTTGATATTTTTTTGATGTACATTCCTCATTTATTGTTAATTTACCTGCAACATTTGAATAACAAGAGTATGGGACCAATTTATTGCATAAATTAAATGTATTCAATACATCCGAAGCATTTGGTAAACCAGAAATATCATATCCACCTATACTAGCATCAAAAAGTGGATTGGATTGAAGAGACACCCCCTCACCCTGTGAAGATTTGGGGTATGTGTAAATCCTAAAATTATTATTCTGTTGTAATACACCAACACTATTATTAATCCAATTCTTCCCATCTAATCCATCTGATGTTGGAAGTCTATCTGTTCTTAACACTACCTTATTATTAGCACGTAATAATTTTCTATCTTTCAACTCAAGATGCGAACTATATGAAAAATATAACATTAATTTTGGTTGCCTAAATAACATCCCCACAAGATCAAAAATACCAAGAAGATAAATTAAATCAGTTGTATCCCCATCATATTGGTTATTATCTTTCACATTACCAATTCCATTCATATAAGTACCACCATTAAAATCCAATCTTGATAAATTGTATTTTGAATCAAGTAAACTACTTGGTGTGTTTTTTGGGAAATATTTATCTGTACCGGCACGTTCACCATTTTGTATAAAGAAATTATCATCCACATCAAATGGATATGCTTTTGTCCAGTTTTTTAAGAATTTAACTCTAAAATCATTAAGTCCTAATTTTGATATTTGTTTCCTTGTTATTGGACTTCTATTATTTAATATACCAGCATAATATGAAATAGCATCTGTTTTGTATGGTGCATAATCTTGTCCAGGTTCAAATACATATGAATCAAATGAAATATCATTTTGGTCTGTTAATGTTTGTATTGTTAAATTATTACTATAAATGCTCCCATTATTGAAATCATTAAGTTTTTGTATTGGTATATTTAATTTGGTATTAATAGTGAAACTAACTTGATCCTCATTGTCATAACCAAAAATCTTACCTAGTCCATATTTGTTTGTATATTCAGGTGAATATGGATCCACACCCCTCTGTATAACTAAAACATATTGATTTTCTATATTTTGAAAGTATTCAATTGGGTTATTTATAATCAACTCATCCCCAACAACAGCTTGATTCCCCAATTTAACCCTTAATACTGCAGGTGATGTTAATACACTTGGTAAATAACCTTTTTTTGTTTTGTCTGACATTTTAATATAATCAAAATATGTCATACCTGTCAATACTTGGAAGTATTCCAAATCAGAAGCATAGTAAGATGTGTTAGTTATTCCAGTTAAAACTGGTAATGTGTATGTTTTTGTTTCATCAGTATCTTGCGTTGCGGCATATTTAACAGTTATAGTTTTATTTTGTTCAGTTATTTTAATAGAACCTGGTTTCCCAAAAAGAACCTCCCCATCTACTGTTGTAGCACTATATTTGAAATTTGTATCTTTTGACAAACTACTATTAACAAAACTTAATAACTCCCCTGTCTCAATTAAAACATCAGATAAAACAACAATAACATTGTCATAATGATAAGTCCCTCTATTTAAATTATTTGCAAATGAAACTTTTATTTTATTTTTACCAGAAAAATAATTATCTCTCAAATTAAAATAATTAATTCTTTCACCAACTGGTAATGTTTCACTATAAACTGAAAAATTCTTTGCAAAGGTAGATAACATATATTTGTCAGACCTTGGCATTTTGATGTCTGTTTCACCAACATTTTTAGGTTTCACACCAGATGAGTTTGTTGTCCTACCCGCAATAGCTTGTGTTAATGCAAAAAGCATTAATGGTTTATCTTCTTCATACAAAGTATCATCTACATATTTTTTATCTTCTCTTTCAACAATATCTTTTAAATTAGTCCAATTAAAGTTTTGAGAAAAATTATCATAATATAAAGTATTATTTGATAATTGTGATAATAACCCATTATTTTGATTTGACCCCTCCAATTCAACATCCACTTCTTCAATTTCACAATCACAAAGTTCACAATTTGGATATGTTATATTAGGTAAGTGTATTTTTTTTATTTTTCTTCTTATTATTTTTTTAAAATTTTTTATGAGAAATATATTCAATACTGTTAATGCAACCAATTCTGCAATTTGTATAATTGCTTGTCCAAACAAAAATGCACTAAACATTGGACTAAGTGGATTTAAAGTTGCAAGAGTAATTCCTGCTTCTGTAAAGTAATATAATATAAAGTTAATTTGTTTAGCCAATAAAAAATTAACTAAAGTAAGTATTGCTGGTAGTAGTATTACACCAAAAAAGTTCCACAAAAATGCAACCAAATGATATCCAAATATTAAAGGAATATTAATAAATTGCAATATTTGTACAATAAGGGAAAATAAAAAATATAGTAAATCAAAGTTCTTAACCCCATCGTTAACTGGATACTTATTAACATTTTGCTCACAACTTCTATCTGAAATTTCTTTTATTCCTATAAATTTACCTTGTGATGTGCCGCCTTGATACTGATCAACCAACCCCGCAACTGTATATACCTTATTATATTCAAATTCATAAAAAGTATCTTCACACCTTATTGCAGCATCTTTATTTGTATATCCATCCCAATCCAAACCAAAATAATATGAACCTGCTAATTCTTTTTTTCTACTATCAATAGTAGAATTAATAGGATCACTACTACCCCCAATATTCCAACCATACTCCTTAATGTTTGGTACTAAAAAATGTGCTTTTCTTGAGGTGTCTGTTGAGTTATCAACATCCTGCCATTTTACCTTAAATCTATATTTACCTTTTGTTGGTATTCCTATTTTCTCATCATTTGTTATTATCTGATTTCCGTTTTCATCTGTAACAACATAGTCCAAATTCATAGGTAATTCAACAACCCAAGCACCATCCCCATCTATAACTCTACCATTATTACCTAATTCATATTGTTCAAGAATGGGCAAACCATTTTCATCAAGATTTTTTGTTTGCCTTATTGCCAATATTTGACCAGGACCGGTTTCAAGTTGGCACAAATTACCCATACTTTCCTTTACTCGGCAATTAATTCTTACACTATCTATATTACTTGTTCCAAATATTGAACCAATGAAAATAGATGTTGGCTGTATATCAATATTAGCATCATCCCTTAAATCAAAATCAACCCTATTTATGGTTGAATCACAAGTTTCAGGATTACCCCAAAGTGGGGATATGGTAATACCTTTTGATAAAGAAACAATCTGCGGCAAAGAATTTAAATCTGATGATTTTTGAAATGAATTACCCTTAAATTGCGCTTCTGTTGCCCTACCCATTCTAATCAAATCTTGGGGGGTCAATGAATATTCACCCATATCTGACAAATCAAGATCCATTAGTATGGTATAACTTCCAACAGGAACACCAAATATCATGTAATCCCCACTTGAATTTGTCTTTACTGTATATTTGTAATACTTCTCATATACCTCAATGGCTTGACCATCAAACATAACATCATTCAATGAGGGAAATGTTCCTGTTGCAACATGCCCAGGATATGATGGTTCATATGGTAATAAGTTATACCTATAACCATCCTCATTCTTATCATTTATTGACTTATATGGATATATTGAGGTGATTAACTCATTATTCTTGTCCTCTTCACTTAATGGAATAAAAATTGAAATCCTAGCATTTGGAATACCAAAACCATTATTTGCAGTAACTCTACCCGCAACAACTCCATAGTTTGCACAATCTAATGTATAAACATCTGATTGCCTTATTTTGAAAGATAAAATCTCAAGGAATTCAATATTTTGGTCTAACTGAAAATTGACAACCTTATCTTGACCAATTTCAGTCCTAATTCTAAAACTATTTTGCATTTTATTCTTTATTGTTTATAAATATTTTATTATATGTTATTTATAAAAGAATAAAGAATATCCCCACAAAATAAATAATTTAAATAATGGTCAATCCATTATTTGTCTTCACCTTTACTGTTATATCTCTTTCTGGATACCTTATATGATATATCTCATTTGAGTCAGCATAGATAGTTTCATCAGTTGCACGTATAATTCTATTTGATGCTGGTGGATAATACCCAACAACTGGCTCACCACCAGAATAGTTGCCCCCAACCAAATTTTTGAATACAATAGCTGACACAGTAATCACCCCATTCAAATTCTGAATACTGCTCTTTATCTCAGATATATTTATGTCCTTACCCAACTGAATGTTCTGTGGTATGAAATAATTATTTATTGTTGAAATAATGTTATTAACAATATCTTTTGATGCAAACCCTGCTGATATGGTAACAGCCGCCTCAACACCAACATCTATAACTTTTGCAGATGAAACAACAATATAATCATTTATCATCCTATAATTTGATAAATAATTTGCAATATTGTCTGTCAAAAATCTTGAATTATCACTAATCAATTTCCCATTTGCATCATAAGACAAAACAAGAACTTGTATTTTATTATCAACCTCTTGAACTGATACTTTTGCTGGTGCACCAAATTGTGGTGGCATATTACGTATAATTGATTCATAATCATTTATGGTAACTGCTCTTTTCTGTGCTGCAAAGTTAAATGATACAAAATTCCTAACTTCTTCTGTACTTGGCAATCCTGCTCCACCAATAGCTGGAAATAAATTATTAACTCTTAGTGAGTTAATTACAGCTGACTCTTGTGCTGGATTTCCTGCATTCAACCTAAATGAATTAACCCCAATCTGATTAATTGTATTTGGTCCAAGATTTGTATTTAATCCACCCCCAACTCTATATTGAACAAATAATGTACTATTTGGTTTCAATGTTCTACCCAATGAGAAATTATTCAAATAATTCTGTAATGTAGGTAATTGCCCTGTTGTTGTGAATTGGTTTAACTGTTCCATTGCTGTATTAACCCCATTACCAAATGTAATCTTCTTAAACCCCTCTGATGTAAATTCACTTATAAAACGATTATCTGTTTGAATATACTTTCCAACCTTTATACCTGCATTTCCTGTATCTTTTGTTGGGTCAATAATGAAAACCCTATCCTCTGCCAATGAATCAACCTCATACCATTTATTTGCATCTCCAATGAACTCTGATGATGGGGGAATTGTATTTATTTGTCCATCTTTTAATAACACACTTGTAATCCCCAAAACATTCTTGTCTGGTAAAAATAATTCAAAAAATGGCCTAACATCAGATGCTGTAATAACTCTCTTAAAAACCTTTGTAACACCATTGATAACTGGTTCACGTTTTGTTAAAGTATAACTAATAATATTATTATTTAATTTGTTTGGTATAACTGTTCTATTTGCAAGACCTTGACCATCATAATCTGATGAAAAATCAATATCATTTATGCTTTCAAAAATAACACCATTACCCAAGACTTGTGCACCCCTTTCAAGAACCCCAGCATAACTTGCATCAGGCTTATCTCCAAATGGGGGGACAGTTATTGAAAAATCACACAAGGTCAATGAAGGTCTTTGTCCTGGTATTTTTAAACCATAAGTTCTTGCTATATTATATATAGAAGACTTTTGTTGGGCGTATTGTAAAACTGTTTCTTGCAAACTCCTGTCAATATGATAATGTAAATTATCTGCAACAGCAGCATTCAAATCAAGGAAAACAGAGAATATTGAAGCATCATTAAAATCATTTATTAAATCAGGATAATATGTTCTAACATAATTTAATAATTCAGTTCTTATGCTCTGAAAATCCCTAACACCATATGATATCTTTCTATCTGACATATTATATATTTATTACAACAACTTCACTACCTGAAAAACTATTATTGTTTGTAGTGTATTCTATTTTTATTTTTGCAGTATTCTGATATGTACCATTCCCAGGTGAACGATAAACCTTGTCCCTGGATGATAATCCAACATCATCAACACTTAACCTATCCCCTTGCACCTCCTCATTCTGATCCAAAGGTTCAATGATTATCTTATTTATAACCAAATTTGGTATATACTTTGCAACAGAATCTCTAATATCTGTTTCAATAACATCAAATGACACAACATCTAATGGTTCAAATAGAAATTCATATAATCTTGTTCCAAAATCTGGAAGGTAATACCTACTTCCCTTTCTTGTTAATAACAAATGCAATAAAGATGCTCTAATCTCATCTGAAGCAGTTTCTGTCATCTTTAAGGCATCCCCACGAAGTGAAGTGTCAAAAGGAAATTCAACACCATATGTAAAACCTTCAGCCATTATAACTCATTTAAATATAAATATATCTTTTTCACAAATTTTGAAATTAATTTAATCTATTGTATATTTATATAAAAAAAACTATGAAAACTTTAAGGCTATCAGAAGCTGGTTTATCCAGACTAGTTCAAAAAATTGTTGAAGAAAAAGGAAGTGAAGGCCACTTTATGGATTATCATGCTGCTGGTAAAGCAAAGACTGGTAAAAAAGCACTATCTATGATTAAAAAAATCACAGATAAACTTTCAACAATGAAAGATAAATTTGATAATAGCAATTTTGCTTTTAGTGAAGCTGATGTAAAAAAACTTGAGCAAATTTATGATACCCTAAGTGGTAAATAATTTTTGAGCAAAATTAGTAATAAAAACCCCCGAATCTAAATTAATAGACTGGGGGTTTCTTATTTAACAAATTGAATCTATGCCTCGCAACTAACACATTCATTTATATTCCTTGCAAATGACTGTGCTGAACTTTGACTAAACTGATAATATAAGGTCTTAACCCCCTCCTCATGTGCATACAAATATAATTGATTTATATCTTTTGCTGGAACTGATGGATGAATCATCAAGTTAAGTGATTGTGATTGGTCTATATATTTCTGTCTCTGTGCTGCTTGTAATATAAGTTCTTTTGGTGATATCTCAATGAATGATTTAAAAACCTCTTTGGTTGGGAAATCCAAGTGTTGCACTGATCCATCTTTCTTCAAAATGCTCTCCCATGTTTCTGGTGTATTTAATCCATATTTATCCAATTCAATTTCCAAAAATGGATTCTTATAAATTGTTTTTGATTTTGCCAAATCTTTAATAAAATAATTTGATTTGATTGGTTCAATACCCATACTTACCTGTCCTAGAATAAACGAACTTGACTTGGTTGGTGCTATGGCTATTAAGGTAGTGTTAGCATATCCATCTCTTAAACATCTATATCCCTTCTCTTCATATAAATATTTTGAAGCCAATTCTGATTTCTCTTTAATTAGTTTAAATATTTGATGATTTAATTGCTTTGCCATCAAAGATTCAAATTGAATTAATTTGGATTGGAATAATGAATGATAACCTAAAACCCCCAAGCCAATTGCTCTATGCTGTGATGCAAATCTATTAGCCCTTTTCATACCAGCCATTTTACCTGACTTCAATATAAATTCATCCATAACAGCATTTAAGAACATTGTATAAACCTCAATTGCATCAGTCTCAATTATCTCATCCCAATGAAGTAAATTCAATGAACCCAAACAACAAACAAAAGAATTTAATGAATCTGTTGGCAGTTGAATTTCAGAGCATAAATTTGAAGCAGTTATATCCATACCCAATTCTTTATAGGGTGTATTGTTGTTTGAATTATCCTTGAACATAATATATGGAAAACCAAACTCATTACGTCTTTGAATTATCTTTGCCCATATCTTTCTCTTGGTTGGGTCCCCCCCCTTCATATCATTAATCCAATTATCTGTAACTGTAATTCCATATTGCAAATTCTGTATAGGATTACCTTCTGTTCCAATATCCAGGAACTCCATAATATCATCATGCTCAACTGGTAGCCAGACTGCACATGCACCCCTTCTTGCCTCTGATTGCTTACAAACATCAACAACTGTATCATATACCCTTGCATAATGAACTGGGCCATCTGCTGTACCACCTGTTGATATCTTACTACCCCTGGCTCTAATATTTCCTAAGTATGCACTTGTTCCACCACCATATTTTGACATCATACCAATTTCTCTTCCAGCATTCAAAATGCTATCTAATGTATCATCAATGTTTGATCCATAACAACTAATAGGTAATCCTTTTTCTTTACCAAAATTAATCCAGACTGGTGTTGATAGGCTGTAAAAACCCCTTGCCATATAATCTTCAAACTTAATAGCAAACCCATCAATTTTTAAATATTCTTC